CACGCCGAACATGCTCGTCTTCAACACTGCGCCGAACGCGAATGTCCAGATCGAGGTTGATATGACCTATGCGTGGGTCTGCCGGTTCCTCTCGGATTCGCAGGCGTTTGATGAGTTCATGGCGGGTCTGCATTCGCTCGACAGCCTCAAATTCAGGACCGTCAAACCTTGAAGATCTGTTGCGTGATCGCTCGCACGAAAACGGGAAGGGTGAACGTGACCAAGAGCGGCGACCGTTTCATCGTTCAGGGAACGAGTAAACAGATCGGGACGCCGGAGAAGATCGAGGCCGAAATCCGCAAGTTTCTGGAAAGCCAGCCATGAAGCAGGCAAATCAGGCGGTCATCGATCTGCTCAACAATGTGCGCGCGTCCGGCCTGGCGCAGCTCATCATGGCTGATTGCTTCACGTTCACATTTCCGGACGGGAGCAATCTCTATTTCACCAACGCTGACATCGACGTCGTGATCGGCAGCACGATATTCATCGGCAACTCGATCTTGGTCGATGGCCTGAAGGCCAAAGCTTCGGTTGGCCTTACCGTCGATACGCAAAAGGTCACCATCGCAGCGAAATCGACAGACCTGATCAAGGGCAATGCGGCGCTTGCCGCGATTGCCAACGGCATCTTGGACGGCTGCTTTATCACGCGCGAACGCGCATTTTTGCCGGCATGGGGGCAAGCCGCGGTCGGAAGCGTCGTGCTTTTCAAGGGCCGCGTCGGCGCCGTCGACGGCGTCGGGCGGACTTCGGCGCAGGTGACGGTCAATTCAGACCTGGTCCTGCTCAATATCGAGATGCCGCACAAGCTCTATGCGCCGAACTGCCAGTGGGTTCTCTACGGCTTCGGATGCGGGCTCAATAAAGAGAGCTTCAAGGTGAGCGGTGTCGTTCAATCGGCGACGCCGGCGGGAATGGCTTGGACCGTCGCGGGCGATCCGGCGAACCTCGTGCAAGGGACGCTCACGTTTACGTCCGGCGTGAATGAAGGCACCTCGGCGACGATCAAGAGCGCCTCCGGCAGCAATATGCAGTTTGCCTATCCGCTCGATGAAGTTCCGGCGCCGGGCGATACGTTCGACGCCTATTTCGGCTGCGACCTGACGTTCACGACCTGCCAAAACAGATTCAACAATTTATCCAATTTCCTCGGTTTCCCCTTCGTCCCGCCGCCAACCTTCGCCGCATAGGACATCACATGACGGAAGCCGAGCAGCGCCAGCGCGTCATTGCCGAGGCGCGCAAATGGATCGGAACGCCCTACAAGAATTGCGCCGATATCCGCAATGTCGGCGTCGATTGCGGGATGCTTCTTGTGCGCGTCTTCGTCGATACGGGGCTTTGCGCGCCGTTTGATCCGCGCCCCTATCCGGCAGATTGGCATCTGCATCGCAGCGAAGAACGCTATCTCGGCTTCATTTTTGACCGCTGCGCCGAGGTTTCCGAACCGCAGGGCGGTGATGTCGTCGTGTTCCACTATGGCCGGACCTTTAGTCACGGCGGAATCGTCACGAAGGCAAACCCGCTGACGATCGTGCATGCCTATTATGCGGTGAAGAAAGTGACCGAACAGCGCGTCGATCGCGACACCACGCTTTCCGATCCGCGGCGCGCCCGCAAGGTCTTCAGCTATTGGAAACGCGCCTAAATGGGCCTTCTTCGCGGCGGCAATCAGCAGACGCAGACGCCGGTCTATTCGGGTCTGCAAATCCAGACGGCCTCAAGCGCGATCCCGATTCCGATCCTCTTCGGTGTCAACAAGATCGCGCCGAACGTCATCTGGAACGGCGGCTTTTATGGCCTTCCCGTCGGCAGCAAAGGAAAAGGCGGTGGCGGCGGCAAGGGGGGTGTCGTCGGCAAGGGCCAAAATCCCCAAAACTATTATTGCGAGATCATGTTGGCCCTTTGCGAGGGGCCGCTGACCTTTATCAGTGCGGTTTGGGATAATTCGACCATCGAGCCTTTGGCGAACGTCAAGACCTTGGCTGGCAATGGCGTTCTGTCGGGTGGTGTTCCCGCTGGTGGCGCATGGGAATTGCTCCAAGAGCATTATCCGACCCAGGCGCTCGAATATCCTGGCGTCATCATCGTCACCGCGTCGCAGTGCAACCTTGGCGAGTCCGCGACGATGGACTCCTATTCGTTTGAGGTTCAGGGGCCGCTTTCGTTCACGGGCTTTAACGCTTACGACGCCGATCCTGCGCTTTGTGTTCAGGCGCTCCTGACGGGCCAACAATTCGGGCTCGGGTTCCCGGCGGACTCAATCGACATGTCGACTTTGCTGGCATCGTCGAGCGGGGATGCGTCCTACCAGTCTTATTGCCGCGCGCAAGGATTTGCGATCTCGCCGGCACTGACCGAGCAGGAAACCGCAAGCTCAATTCTCGAGCGATGGCTTAAGGTCACCAATACGGCGGCAATTTGGTCCGGCGGGCAACTCAAGTTCGTTCCCTACGGCGACACGCCCCTGACCGGGCCGATCTATCGGACGCCGACGAGCGCAGAGATTGTCTTTGCGACTAACAATGCGGCGCAAAGCTACACCTATCCGCTGGCGGCCCCAAACCAGGCCGGAACGTGGTCTTATACGCCGAATGTCACGCCGGTTTATAACTTGACCGACGATGATTTTGTCGCTGATGAAAACGCCGATCCCGTTCAGGTGACGCGCATCGACCTTTGGGAGGCGCCGAACTATGTCAACCTCGAAATCTCTCAGCGCTCGAATTTCTACGACGCGACGCCCGTCACGGCGTTCGATCAAAGCGCCATCGAGAAATATGAGCTGAGAATTGCGCCGACCGTCACGGCTCACGAAATTTGCGATCCCGCAATTGCACAGACCTCGGCACAGCTCATCCTTCAGCGCGGGCAATATATCCGCCGGAATTACAAGTTCAAGCTGTCCTGGGAATATTGCCTGCTTGAGCCGATGGATTTGGTGACGCTCACCGATCCGCTGATTGGGCTCAATAACGCCGTTGTTCGCGTCACCAGCATCACTGAAGGCGATGACGGCCTCCTTGATGTTGGGGCCGAGGAATTCCCGAACGGCATCGCGACGTCGGTTCAATATCCGGTGCAGGCGAAGCAATCGACCGGCATCGCGACCAATGCGCCGGCACCATCGATCAATGCGCCGCTGATTTTCGAGCCGCCGTTTGCCTTGTCCGGCGAGCTGGCGGTCTGGATCGCTGTTTCGCCGGCGCAAAACGGCCAGAGTTGGGGCGGCTGCAATATCCTGATCTCGACGGATAACGACAGCTTCACGCAGATCGGCGAAGTTGTCGGCTCATCCGTCGTGGGGTCTCTGTTGCAGCCGCTGCCGCCGGTCGCGCAACTGACAGCCGGGGGCGCCGTTCTCGACAGCGTCGACGTCCTTGCCGTCGATTTGACCGAAAGCGCCGGGACGCTCAATTCGGTCAGCGCATCAGTGATGAATGCGGGCGGCTCGGCCTGCTTCGTCGGCCAGCCGCCGACTGGCGAAATCGTCTCGTTCCAAAATGCCGAGCTGACGGCTGCCGATAAATATGCGCTGTCACCGCTGATGCGCGGCATGTTCGGCAGCGAGATCGAAAGCCATCCAACCGGCTCGCTGTTCGCGGCGCTCACCGGCACGATCTTTAAGCAGGCTTTCCAGCCCAGCCAAATCGGGCAGACGATCTATTTCAAGTTCCAAAGCTTCAATTCGCTCGGCGGCGGCCTGCAGCCCATCGAGGATTGCCCGTCTTACAGCTACACGCTAACGGGCCTCGGCCTCGCCGGGCCGGTCGCCATTCCGCAAAATCCGCGTCTGGCCTTCGATGGCCAGTTCGCAGAATTGACCTGGGATATCGTCAGCGACTCCCGTGGCACGGTCACCTATCAGATCAAGCAGGGACCGACCGCAACCGAGGCGCAACCCGTTGGCGTCCCGACGCTCAATCCACCGTTTAGGTTGACGACGCCGGGAACATATTTCGTCTTCGCGACCGTCACGCCGATGCCGGGCGTCACGATCACAAGCCAGGCGTCAGATCCTGTGACGCTTACCGCGAATATGTTGGTCACCAATCTGCTTGAGCTGATCGATGAGCAGGAGGAAGGCTGGCAGGGTTCGCTTGTGAACCTCGAAATATCCGGCGCGGCGCCCGCGCAGCAGCTTATTCTCAACGCGGCGACAAGCGTCGATTTTGGCTCAACGAGCCCGAGCGATCCGGTCGCGAAGACAGACGATTTTGGCACAACGAATGACGATGTGATCGTGCCTATCGATCTCGGCTTTACCGAATAATTCAACCTTGGAGCTATTGAATGAACAAGATCATGTCGTGCTTCGGCACGGCCGCGATAACGCTTGCCACATGGTTAGCCTTGAGCGTGGGTGCGGAGGCCTCGAGCAGTTTCAATAAGGTCAACCTTTTTGTCGATGATCTCGCGAAAGGCAACCTCAACCTCAGCACCGATACGATCCATGTCATCCTGAGCAACACGGCGCCGGTTGCCACCAATCATTGCTATTCGGACATCTCGGTGAACGAGCTTGCGAGCGGCGATGGCTATACGACCGGCGGCCAGACGGTCACCGGGACGGGCATCTCGAATGCGTCCGGCGTCGAGACTATGACGGCTGGAAACAATGTCTGGACGTCCACCACGGCCAGCATGGGGCCGCTGCGCTACGTGATTTACATCGATTGGGCGCCGCTCGGGAACGCCTCGGCGGCGTGCAAGCCGATCCTCGGGTGGTACGACAACGGCTCGTCCATCACGCTCAATGGCGCCAACGGCGACACCTACACTTCAACGCCGGCCGGCGGCGATCTTCTGCAACTGCAATAAGCCCTCGCATCATTGGAGCGTTGAGCGATGAGCTTCATGTTTCTGCCCGACTACATCAAGCATTCCGTCTCGGGCGCGCCGGGGAACGGCAACGCAACGCTCGGGGCGGCCGTTCCCGGCTTTCAAAGCTTGGGCAATTCGTCGTCGCCGCCGGCGTCGGGCTCGGTGGTGCCCTACATCGCCAACGATACCGGCAATGTGTGGGAATTCGGCTATGGCACGCTGACGCTGTCCGGCAGCACATGGACGCTCGTGCGGACGCAGGTTCTTGAAGGATCGTCCGGCACAGGAACCGCTGTCACGCTGTCCTCGGCGGCGTTCATCTCGATCACGATCCTTGCGGCGGACATTCTCAATCGATCGAACAAGAATGTTATCCGCAATCCGGGCATCGATATTCAGCAGCGCGGCACCTCGGGCAGCGTCGCGGCGGGCACGGCGGCTTACACGGCGGACGGCTGGATCATCGCGGCGACCGGCGCGGCGGTGAGTTGGTCTGTTGTCTATAGCGTCAATATCGCTGGCTATGCGTTGCGCATCGCGTGCGCGTCGGGATTGACCGACGTCAAGCTGATGCATCGCGTCGAAAGCTCGATTGCCGCGCGGCTGCTCACGCCGACGATGGGCGCGCAACCCCTCTGCAAACAGGCGATCATCAGCAATCAGACCGGGGCTGCGCTGACGGTCAACCTCAGCACCGGCTATGCGAGCGCCCGCGACAACTTTTCGACAGTCACGGCCGATCTCGCGGCCTCGTCGATGCAGTCGATTGCAAGCGCAGGTACGGGCCAAGTTGCGCGCGTCTTTGTGCCCAATACGGCCCTTACCAACGGCTATCAGACGACGCTCGATTTCGGCGCAGCCCTCAACGCATCAAGCGGCTACGTCGATATCTCGATGTTGGACCTTCGAGTCTCGCCTGGAATCTCGGCCGGGCTGCTCGCAGCGCCGCCGGCGGCGGACATACCGCCGACCGAATTACAACTGCCCTTTAACCAACGTTATTATCAGATTGTTGGCGGTGGCGGTTCCTCGGGTACGGCCGAAGCATCGACGGAAGTCGGGTTCACCGGGGGCTTCCCACTGATGAGGGCATCTCCGACAATGTCCCTGATTTCCGGCGTGACGGTGAAAGTGCGCGTCGCCGGTGGCCTCGATGCCTCGGCAACATCTCCAGCCCTCGCAAACCAAGGCACCACGCCCGACTCTTTTTGGACGCAGATCACCGGGTTTTCCGGTCTGTCGGGCGGCGAATATATCGGCTCGAGAGGCGTTCCCGATTTCCTGCAGTTGTCGGCAGAACTATAGCTCGGCGGACAGAAGAAGCCAGACGCCTGCACTGAATTTGCGAGAGATTGCGACAACGTTGGTCGTCACGCCCGAAAATCCGGTCATCTGCGTCCATAGAGCGAAAGTGTTTGTCGATAGATTGGCTACTCCGGGCGCGCTTGAGATATTGTCGACGGGGCTGCCGCTGGACAACTGGAAAGAAGCCTCGCTCCCGGAAATCACCGTCCCTGTTGGCGCCGCTCGCATCTGAACTTGGAATTTTTCAGCAACTTCAAGCCCGGTCGGGCCGATCGATTGCCCGAACATTCCGGCGCCCCGCAGTCTGCAGATATCGTTGACAAAAAGGCAATTCCGTCATCACGGGCCGCAGCTCCGCGGGCGGCGGAGAACTGACAAGCCCTGATGCGATTCCAGGCGAGACTATAGTTCTGCCGTTGCAGAAGCAGACATACCAGCCCAATAGCCCCCTGCGATCGACGATGTCAGTTGCCAACTGATTGCGTCGGCCGTCACGTTATGAATGTTGCCACCGCTTCTACCCCCACCATAGGTTCCGGCCGAGATGATCGATGTCGTGGGTGTTGCTCGCTTTGGAGTGTGGAATGGAACAACGAAGGTGCAAGATGACGCCGCGGCGATCTCTATCGTTCCGGGCGTCTGAATCTCATAGTACCGCTGGCAAAACACGATCTCGCGCGGAACTTCCCTTATCTCCGCGGGAGGTGGCGCGGCGCATAGCCCTGCCGTGATTCCAGGCGACATTCGAACCCCACCCCAAAGGGAGCCCAGCGATGACTGAAACTTATGCCTTCACCGCCTCGGGCGGCGTGCAACGCGGTTCGGACGGTGCGTTCATCCCGAACGATCCGATGAATGCCGATTGGCAGAAATACGAGATTTGGCTTGCCGCCGGTAACACGGTCGCGCCCTATGTCGCGCCGCCGGCACCGCCGCCGACGCTGACTTTCCTGCAATTCATGGCGCTGTTTACGGCGGCCGAGCAGACGGCCATCTTCGCGTCAACCGATACGCAGACGAAGATGTTTGTGACCATGGCGGCGGGCAGCGGCGGCCTCCAGCTCACAAATTCCGAAGTCATCACGGGCATCAATTATCTCGCGACCGCCACCACGGCGACGCCGCCCGGTCCCGGCCTCATCACGGCCGCGCGCGCCGCACAGATCCTTGCCAACGATCCGCCGCCGGCGAGCTGATAGACCATGCTCGGATTTGCGCCCATTGGCGCCCTGCCGGTTGGTTCGACGCAGGGCGACGCACCAATTGCCTATTCGCTCGCCGACGCGACCGGCGAATTTTCGGTCACCGAAGGTCAAGACACC